ACCCTGCCCTTCGCGTGCTCCTGAGGCCTTCTGTGCGACTGCTGCCGCCGCCTCTGCCACCGTCTGCGGTGCTGTGTGCTGATCAACAATCCGGTACTTGTCGGCGGATTGCTCAATCAGATCAACGACTTGCGGCGACTGCTCCACCGTTTGTGCCGTGACTGTGCCAATCTGGCGGCCGCCCAACCAGTTGAGGTTGATGCTGATGCCGCCCTGCACGTGCTGCTGGATCTGCAGCGGGATCACCTTGGACACGACGGCCGCGAAGATCTGGCGGTCACCAATGCTGCCGTTGGCGCGGTCCACCAGCCAGCCGGCCAGGCCCTGCGGGTGGCAGTCGCGGGCTGCGCGCTCGACGGCGTCCTTCAGCGCGACGGTCAGGCGGTTGGGCGTTCCCTTGGCGCGGCCCACTGGCAGGGCCTGCCCGTTGGGCGCCGGCCGCTGCTTTCGGATCTCGCCCGGAATTTTTCCGACTGCCGTCCCCGCCGATTGCTCCTGCGTCATCATGGAGCGATTCTCACACCTTCAACCCCACCTGAATCTGCGCTCGCATGCGACCGCATCCCCATGGCCTCCCGGCCATGTTACATGCGAGCGCACATGCTGTCGCAGAGGGCAGGCCCCCCACTGGGGTGTGGGGGCCATGCCTGCCCCCATTGCGACCGGATGCGACCGCAGTGCGACCGCAATGCGAGCGCATGCGAGCGCAACCCTCACTCACCGCCCTGCCCCCGCCACATCGCAGCCGCGCCCGAGCCCTGTGCCACGCGCAGCCGACCCACCTCAGTGAGCTCCAGCCGCTTGTGCTTCTTGCGGCTCTCGTTCAGGTACTCCACCTCCTCCACCAGCCCGTCGCGCTGCATGTCTGCGAGCAGGCCGAAGAAGTCGGCGCGCAGCAGCTGTGCCGGGAAGCCTTGCTCATCTCTGAGCATCACGAAGGCGTTGTTGGTGGCCTTGACCGACATCGACAGCTTCTGCCCGCGGCTGGCCGCGTCTGACAGCAGTCGCATAACCGCAATGCGGTGCTGTGATCTCACCAACGCACGCGCGGCGGCGTTGCCTGGCACATGCCCGAAGCGCTTGAACACCTTGGCCGCGCCGTCGAACTCCACGCGGATCTCTTCTTGCAGCGGGCCGAGGTTGCACTTCTCATGGCGGATCGTGACCACCTGCTCCTCGCGCACCATGGCCCAGCGTGAGCGCGCTGAGTTGTTCCAGGCTGTCGAGCCACTGAAGGTGCTGTTGGTGTCCTGGCCCGCGCCCATGCGCACTGAGGCCTTGTCAACGTGCGCCAGCAGCAGCACGGCGGCTCGAGTGACGTGAGCGATCAGGTTGAGCGCCCGCATGAAGCCGCGCACCGCTGTCCGGTCGTTCTCGTTGTCCGCGAAGACATCCGACGCGTTGTCGATGACGATGACCTCAGCCTTCAGCCTGACGGCTTGGTCAGCCAGCCACTGCATGCGCTCGGTCGGGTGGCCATCGCGCCAGAGCACGCAGTCCTGCTGCGTCAAGTCATAGACCGTCATGCGGTTGGCCAGGCTGGCCATGGGCACCTGCATGTCTTGGCAGATGTTGGCCACGCGGAAGTGGACGGTGCGCGCCTCATCCTCACCTGACAGCACCAGCACCCGGCTCGGCTTGGTGGCGATGTCCATGAACTGCTGGCCATGCACCAGCGCCACGCCCAGCTGCAGGCTCAGGTTCGACTTGCCCACACCGCCGTTGGCGGCCAACAGCGTGACCGTGCCCTCGGGCAGCCAGCCATCCAGGCGCCAGGCTGGAGGCTCGGGCGTCTGGTGCTCGAGCACGCCCCAGTCCATGGGCTGGATGTCGCTCTTCGTCTCCTGTTGCTCAACAGGCGGCGCTAGGTTCACCGTGATGCTCGGCGGCTTGCGGGTGTCGGGCGCAAACTTCTCCGCTGACCTCACGGCCCGCGGAATCTCAGCCCGCCTGGCCTCCCACCGCCTCACCTCCTCCTCAGGCCCTGTGGGGCGCACCGCGTCCATCAGGCTGTAGAGGTGCTCGACTGCCGCGCCCGCGAACATGCCACCAGCCACCAGGCTCGCCGCCATGCGCGTGAGGCTGTCGTGATAGGCCCGTTCACTGGGTGCGCCTGTCAGGCCCTGCAGAAACTCGCCCGCGTGTGTGCCTGTAGATGTTGATGAAGGTGCGGCTTTCGCAATCGCCAGCGTGGACCTGAGCGCCTCCAGGTCGATGCCTACGGCGTCGCACGCGTCGGCCAGGCTCCAGCGCACCTTGGGCTGCCAAGACTCAAGCTGCACCTGCCAGGTGCCGGCCGCTCGGGGCTTGGTGTTGGAGCCTGTGGGTAGGCGCCCGTAGCGCACCAGGGCGTTGCCCGAGGCGTCGTTCGATCTGCCCCTGGCGGCCAGCGCGGACATCACGCGGTCGATCAGGTCCTGGTTGGCGGTGTCGGGGTCGGCCGGGTCCAGCAGGATGCCGACCTGGAACTTGCCCGGGCTGGTCTGGATCGCGTAGCTGTAGCCCTTGACGTCGTCCATCTGCACGTCGTCCAGCAGCAGCACGGCCAGCCTGACGAAGGCCTCCTTGCGCCTGACGATCTCGCCGTCATCGGTGCAGCGCAGGATGGCGGTGCAGAAGTAGGTGTTGTCAGCGACTGCCTTGTCGATGAGGCTGGCCTGGGCGGGCAGCCCTCGGTACGGTCGGCCTGACCAGACGTCGGGCGGGGCTTTGCTCGGGTCGGCGCGGAAGGTACATACCCAGCCGTGATACCCCGATATGAGTTCGCCGAGCAGCTCGGCCATGAAGTCTGAGTTGTTCATCGTTGGGGCTCCGACGAACATGTCAAACCTCGACTGCGACAAGCTCCTTGATCTCGATGACAACGCCCTTGGCGCGTGCCATCTCGAGCAGATCGGGCCAGTGGCGCTGCGGGATCTGGCCGCCTGTGCCGTCAGGCCGCGGCTGGCACCAGCGCGACAGCGTGCTCTTGTCCAGCTTCAGGTGGTGGGCCACGTCGGCCTTGCCACCGAGGCGCTCGATGACGCCGTAGGCGGGGTCCATGGTGTGGATCGTGGGTATTGGCATGTTCGCTCCAGGTTGTGAATTGCGCAATCGCAAGACCAATCCTAACTTGCGTTTGACTCAACGTGGAGGAGATGCCACTATGCAGCTGCTCAGAAATTAGCCGGCAAAAGGCCCCCGAACATGAACACCTTGTGGTTCCGCGAACGGTTACAAGACAAGCACCTGTCTCAGCGAAAGTTGGCCAAGATGCTGGATATTGACCCTGCAGCCGTCTCGTTGATGTTCCGCGGACGTCGCAAGATGACGCCCCATGATGCGCATCAGATCTCCGTGATCCTGGGGGTGCCTCTCAACGAGGTGATGCGCAACGCCGGCATCGAGGTGACCGAGGACATCCACAACTGCCCCATCGCCGCGCACGTCAATGAGCACGGCGCGGTCACGCTGATGCCTCGAGGCACGCACGACCTGGCCAAAGGCCCGGCCGACTGCCCTGTGGGCACCTACGCGGTGCAGGTGCGCTCGCACGCGTCCATCAAGGACGGGTGGATGCTGTTCGTCACGCCGGCCCAGGTGCCTGCCGACTCCAACCTCGACCAGCTGTGCCTGGTGGCCACCGCGGACGGCAAGCAGGTGATGGCAGTCGTGCGCCGCGGCTACCGGCGTGACACCTGCAACCTGGTGCTGTGGCCATCCATGGAGATCCTGTCCGACGCCCAGATCGCCTGGACGTCCACGGTTCTCTGGATCAAGCCCCTCTACTGACCCCCTCTGGCTGACTTGCGCAGGGACCAATGTCCCTGTATTTTTGTCGGGCTTGTGTTGTGATTGTCTCAATGTGGAGCAGAATTCACGGCACCACAACGAACCGGAGCCCGAACGTGAACCACACCACGCGCCGCTTCCCCCGAACCCTCCGCGAGGCCTTCCCTCAAGACCGTGAGTGGGCCTACAGCATCGAGAAGCACAAGGCCTCGATGTCTGTGCTTGAGGCCCTGGTGGCCTGGGCGTCCATCACTGGCATGTCTGTGCTGATTGCCTGGGCGGTGGTGGCATGAGCTGCAAGCACTGCTCCGGCCCGTGCGACCAGGGGCGCAAGCCCTGCCCCGCGCCTGACGCGTGCGAGATCCGCAACGACGACGGCCGCGAGATCGAGTTCCTCGGTGGGGTGGTGGTGGTGATCACCATCCTGTTGGTCCTGGTCCTTGTGCTGGCGTGAGGTGCCCAGCATGCAACGCCGAAACCTCGGTGACAGACAAACGCGGCCCGCGCCGGCGCCGGGAGTGCCGCAACGGCCACCGCTTCACGACCAACGAGGCCATCACCAGTGGTGTACGCCTGAAGGCCGA